GATGACCTTCCATTCTAAACCATCTTACTATTCTATATTACCTGCTGAGGTAAGGTATGATACAAACCTTACTGCAAATGCTAAATTATTATATAGTGAAATAACTGCTTTGACAAATGCTACTGGTTACTGTTATGCAACTAATGGTTACTTTGCTAGTCTATATGGTAAGTCAAAGGTTACTATATCTAAGTGGATTAGAGAACTAGCAGAAAACAATTATATACAAATAGAATTTACATATAGAGAAGGTACTAAAGAAATAGATCACAGGTATATAACAATTCTTAAAGGGGGTATTAAAGAAAAGTTAAATACCCTCTTAAAGAAAACTTTAAAGAATAATAATACAAGTAATAATACTACAAGTATAATAAAAGAAAAAATATATAAAAAAGAAAAATTTGTAAAGCCAACAATAGAAGAAATACAAGAATATTGTAACGAAAGAAAAAATAATATTGATGCAGAAAACTTCTTTGCATTTTATGAAGCAAGAGGTTGGATGATTGGTAAAAACAAAATGAAGAACTGGAAGATGTGTATGATTACTTGGGAGAAAAATAATAAAACAAATACAAGTATGTCAAAGATTGACATCCAACTTAACGAATATAACAAAGGCAAACAATTATTATGAAAGAAAAACTATATGACATCATTGCAAGAACATCAATAGAACTTGGGTTAAAAACTGATGGTAAGACATTAGCAGTTCTGACAAAGACTTTTGCGTTTGATTTAGAAACAGATAAAAGATTTAAAAGACTAACACTAGAGGATGTTGACACTGCATTTAGATTAGGTGTAAGACTTGACACAAAAGATAGTTTTTTAAATATAAGAACTTTTTATAGGTGGTGTTTGACACACAAGCAAAGGTTACAAGACGCTTATTATGAGGTACATACATTAGGTGCTGATCCAAACAAAGTACCTTATTATAAGAAAAATTTATTAACTTTATAAAATTAAAATGAAAACATATAGAACAATAAAAAAAGTTTTAAAGTATCACATTGAAAAAAATGTGTTAAGTTTATGGACTTGGCAAAAAGGATCAGAAGAAGAATTTAAATGTATTTATAAAAGCTATTCAGGAGCAGATAGAATATACACTCCAGAACAACTACTTAAAAAATTAGAACAATGTTAATGATGTTTTTACTACTTATTGGTATTGGTTTTCTAACCATAGTAGGAGTTTGTATCATAGAAATACTTATACAAAAGGATGAGAATGAAAAGTTAGCAGAGAACATAGATAAGGTAGAACCAAAGCACAAAACAATAACAGGTGCATTATACAGAGATAGAAAAGATGACAAAAAAAATTCCTGATTATTACATAGGTAAATATCATAAGTATGAAGCTAGAAAAGTCATAGAAGATTTTGACTTGTCTTATAATTTAGGAACTGCTACAAGTTACATACTACGTTGTTCTAGGAAGCATAGTAGTCCAGTAGATTGTATAAGAAAAGCAATAGCACACTTAGAATTTGAATTAGATAAAATAGAATTTACAAATGAGCAAAATTGGAAAAATAAAAACCTCTGAAAGAAAAGATCATAGAGGGGGTGGATATAGTAGAAGAAAGTTTACTGATGCAGAAGCAAAACAATTAAGGTTGCAGTACGAGGGAGGGGGTGTCAGCGTAACACAAATGGCTAAAAAATATAATGTATCACAACCACTAATGTATCAGTTACTTAACTATGTAACCTATAATGAATAAAGAAGCTAGAGTTCAGTCAGCTTTTTGTGACTATCTAAAACTAGCTTATCCCAAAGTAAGATACTGTGCAAGTCTTGGTGGTATCAGAACATCAATGAAACAAGCAATATTAGCAAAGCGTAC